GCTCAATTGTGGCAAAATGAAAAGTGGAGCACAAGGTTATTCTATACCCCAACGAAGCTAACAGCGTTTGTTTCTAACTTTCAAATGGTTAGTTTAAAACTCCCCGCATCTGCTGTGCATGCTCTCGACAAATCTGTAGCCGAACAGCTAAACTCAACACATTTTCGCGAAGCAAACGACCAGACGCACATCGCGACTGATAACCAGTCAAACTTTCACCTCGGTTATAGATAGGAAGGTATTCGTTCATTAGAGGTCGTTTTTAAGCCGTTTAAGAGAGTTTCTACCCCTCATCAATACCAACACATATTATTATAGGAGAAACGACGTCCTTGCCCTAAAACAAGACCCCCACCTCTAAACTGGTTTTTTGATGATGCTGGCTGCTGACCATCAACAGAAAAATATTGATATTGTGGAAAGAATTGTTGGTTGAACCAAAGCCAGTCTCTACAGCGCTCGCTGTAATAACTTGCCAAATCCGTCATTTCATTCTTAAGCGTTCTCCAAGTTGAGAGGTCAGCAGGATTTGAGAACTCCGAATTTTCTAATTGAATTCCCCTGTTAGCATATTTTGCCAACAAGTTTGTTGTCAAATATGCCGCAGTCCAATATAGGGCAATATTCTGTAGGTAGGTGTCAAGAAGGTATTTGTATTTTTCGTATTGGGGGTCGTTGATATCGCCAGTTGTAATAAGGTCGTCCATAAAATTATAGAGCCGGTCCCCCATCAGGTCCCTGCACTGAATCAGTTGAGCCTGGTTTAAGGCCGGTTGGATATTCCCTGATAAAAGGGAATAATCCACCGGTAAGTTATCGCGAACATAACTTTCATCTATGTAATATACCATCATAACAATTCTGGTGTTTTAAACTTGTTTATAATTTTAATGGGTCTGTTGTATTTCAGCGACAACAAGTTTTCTAAACCTTGGTTGAATTTCTTAATCTTTGGCTTTACAACAAATTCCATCATGTGCTTTGTGGCAACCATAATTTCATCTGCGTTCTGTGAGAACGGATTTGAGCTGAATGAGTGGATGCCAAGTAAAAGCGGCGACGAGACCTGAAACGATGATAAGATGCTCTGTATTGCCATAGATAACACTTCGGTATAGTAGCTGTCGTTGCCGTTGTTATTGATGGGCTCAATAATGGGGCGTTCCTCGGGACTTGAAGAAAATGATAACATAAGCTTATGTCCGTTTTTTCCCGAATAGGACTGAATCAAACTTTGGTAAATTTCTTCCTTTTCTTCAGGGGTGGGGTCCCCAACAAGCGCAATACTCAAAGATGGCATTAAATTTTGGGCTAAATTCCGTTTGTGAAAGTCAAAAATTTCAGCCTCCAAAACAATAGCGTTGATGCCAGACTGATAGGTTGTTAGGGGGTAGTAGTTGTTTTCACTTGGAACATAATTTTTCCAATAGTAGAGTTGCCGACCTTCGTTGCGTGAAAGGTTAATTCCGTGCATCTTAATAATTCTTTGGTTGCGATAAACCCTGCTACCCCAATCCTCGCTGTAGTAATACCAATCAATCTCGCTCTCGTGCTCGTCATCCTCTTTTTTGCCGATGCGAATATTTTGGAATGGCAAATGGTAGATGCTCTCAAATGCGGTCTTATCCCTCGTTGGAATAGCCTCGGTGCTGAAGCCCCCAAATGTCCAAAAGTCATAAACCAATTTGTAGTAAAGCTCGCTAATGGTTTCAAACCTATTTACCATCACATTGCCCATTCCTTCAATCTCAACGCCATCGCCGTAGGACATCTCCACCAAAGAAGATAAGCAAGCTGAATATACCGGCGAGGCGGTTTTTAGTTGAAGTAAAAATTGGGGGTAGTCGTTATTGATATTACCCCACTGCACCCAAGGTTTGGTCTTTAAATTCACCTCAACATTTTCGCGAACATCTATTCTGTAGATGCGTTGGTCTATGTTAAAGGAATTAAAATGTAGATTAGTGTTTTTCTGCGAACCTTCTGGTTTGATAAAATCTTCCATATTCTATAAGTATAATCCTCTTGCTAATTTATTCAAAGGTGAGTTTTTTATTTTAAACATTCCTGTTTAAGGTCGTTTGATAGGTTATAATTGCGGTTTGTAAATCTTGCATTTGAGTAGGGCCAGGCCAACTATTGAAAGCTATGAAAGACATTTCTCTATTTGAGTAGGATTGTGGGGTGCCATCAGAGTTATTAGCTAAAATATACCAAGGTAAAGAACTTTCACCTTGACCAGTTGGAGTTCCAGCTCTTGAGTAAAAAGATAAAACACTATTTCTATATGCATAAATAATTGCATCAGAAGGTCTCGCAACTCCAAAAATACCGGAAGAACTACCAAATTGCGTAAAATCCCATAATGTAGTTGTAGATTGTTGATAAAATGCTGCAGTCGTTCCACCAGCAGAAGTTCTTGGATTTAACAAAGAAATGCTCGGTCCGGATGGTGTTGGGGCGGAAGTTGATGCACCAAAAAATACTTCATCACGCGCAGAGTTTGTTCTTGAATAAACATTCACAGCACACGAATTGTGATTAAGAATGTAATTTGATGGCATCGTTGTATTTCCGAAGCCAGTTGTTCCATCTCCTTGAACCCCTGTTGATGTGTGAGATACCGAACCACTCCATACAATATCGTAGGTTCCAGGACTTTTTGCGTTGATAGCGGTGGATGCAGCAGTGCCACCTAACAATGGATAAAATGCTGCAGTCCCATTCCATACTCCAAGGCTAAATAAACTTGCAAAATAGGTTCTTGTTGCACCTGAAACCGTGGAACCGCTTGCTCCAAAATCCCCGCCTGCTTGTAATACTGCTTCAAGATATGCGTTAGCTTCAGCATAACCAGGAACAATTGTTGGTGTTGGCGTGTTCGTAGGAGTCGTCGTTTGTGTTGGAGTTAATGTATTGGTTGGCGTGTTGGTTGGGGTGCTTGTATTTGTTGGTGTCTGTGTTGGGGTTTCAGTGTTTGACGGGGTTAAAGAGGCCGTTGGACTATTCGTTGGAGTTGGTGAAATTAGTGGGAAGCCACAATCATTAGTAGTTTTCAGTAATCCCGCATTATTTAATTTTACAAACCTGTTAAGTGCTACTCCATCAAAAGCACCAAATTCACCCGTGATATAGATATTTCCTGCAGCATCTATCGCAATAGGTTCGTTTTGTGCATTAGCCAAATGGGAATAACCCAATAAAAATGCCGTTCCATTATTAGTTAAGAATGTTGTGTCTAAAGTTCCGTCAGTGTTAAGACGAGCGAGACCATTGACTGCAGTGCCTTGCCAAGTTTGAGTTTGGGTCATTGCAATAATCAAACGATTAGAACTATCAAATGCTGACGCCGTAACCGAGCCATTCGCGCCGGTTCCCGCATAACTTGCATTAACAACACCTAATGGACTTATTTTAGAAACTCTATTTTGAGAAACACCCATCATAGTTGTAAATGCTCCAACCACAAATAAATCTACGCCATCTGTGAATATTTTATAAACAGAACTATTAGCACCAGTAGTATTTACAAAAGTAGTGTCTTTTGCACCCGTTGTAGCGTTTAGCTTTATAATTCGGTTATTTGTAGCGCTATTGTATTGAGTGAAACTTCCAACAGCATATAGCCCACCAAGTCCATCTAAAAGCATAGCAATCACAAATCCTGAAGTTCCAAATGTTGTGATAAAATTAGTATCAAGAGCCCCCGTCGTAGCATCAAGTTTAACTAATCTTCTTTGAGTGGTTCCATTATAATCACTAAAAGCTCCGCCAACATAAAGCGCGTTGTTTAATTCATCTAAAACTAAAGAATAAATAGTGCTATCAAAACCAGTTCCTGAATTGAATGTAAGAACCTCTTGGCCGGAATTGGTTATTTTCACAATCCTACCTCTAGTCTGACCATCGTAAGTTGTGAAGTCCCCTGCGGCGTATAGGTCTCCGTTTGAGGCTTCTGCCAAAGCATAAACGATGGATAGGGGAAATGCGGGTCTAAAATTATTATCCAATAATCCTGATGTTTGATTTAGACGAACAACTTGATTTACGGAGTTGTTGTCGTAAAACTCCATTCCGCCATAAACATAAATTGTATTACCTGTGGAGATTAATACCCCTTCAGTTCGGAAATCAAATCCTGCGTCAATACAGAAATTTTGAAATGACGTTGGTGTCGGAGTCGCTGTCAAAGTTGCCGTCGGAGTTTGCGTGTTGGTTGCCGTAGGCGTGTGCGTTGGTGTATTACTCGGCGTGGTAGTTGGACTGGCGGTAATTGAGGGAGTCGGAGTATTAGTTGGGGTTAAGCTCGGGGTGTTGCTTGCCGTTGGTGGTATTGGTGTTGGCGTTGGCGTAGGGGTTTTTGTAGTTGTGGGTGTAAGAATGCTTTGTGAGTAGTAAATTACATTTGGAATATCCAACGAGGTGTTGCCGGTATAAGTTAATTGTTCTTGACCACGGGCAATAAACGCAAGCTCGTTGAATACTAAATTTGTAGTATTTTGTGGATTTAAGTTCCCACTACCAAATGGTTGCTCCCAAATGGTTAGCCAATATTGGTTTTCGTTAGTGAGATGAATATTACAATCTGTGCCGCCAGTAGCAATTAAATTTTGCGGAATGCTTGCCAAAGTCCCAAATTGAAAAACCTTATATTTGGCGGCATAAGGGTCGTTAATTGTGTGGGTAATATCCTCGGGTATAAAATATACGCTATCCCTTCCCTGTGAGTTTTCAAGCTTCCACAGGTAGGTTGGGTCAGCCAACGAGCTCCACTCGTTGATGCCCAACCAAACCTGATTAATACTATTGTTTGTGAAATATACCATTACCTATAAATACTTTATTTTCCCTTGATGAAATTAAGAATTGATGGTTAAACCTGATGGGTTTGGTATTGGCGCACACCAATCTATTAAGGGCAAATCTTTTACCCATAGATATTCAGGATTAGTTGTTTGCTGTATTTCCTCAATAGAAATGACCCAATTTTGGGTGCAATCTATAACAGGGTTATAATGTGATGCTGTAGCATATTCTTGCCCCCTTAATAGGTCTGCTTCTTCTTGTGTTATTATTGCTACTTGTTCCATTTTTTAATATACATTTCTGCCGAGTGCGGTTTGATAGTCGTTTATAATAGTTGAGAATGTGCTGACCTCACTTGCCGTCATTCCACTACCCAAAAATGCGAATCCTTGTGTGTTGTCGCTATAATATTGAACTCCAATATTTGAGTTCATAGCAAAGATTGCAAAATCTCTGTTTGCAACTTCTAAAGCTTGTGAATTTGTTTGACTTGCCTCACTTGTTCCGTTGCGATAAACATTTCTACTTGTTGTTCCTGTTGAAGAACCAATAGTCATTCCTGATGCGCTTGCAAGGGCAGTTGTAGATGCCCTACCATTAGGGAAGTCCCCGTGGTCAAATAGGGTGTTATTTCCTACACCACTTGCTCTTTTTGCTGCAAGGGTAAGCATATCATTAAGCTCGGGACCAGTGGCTTCAACCCCCATATCATAAATCCTATTATTTGTGCCTTGCAAGGTGCAATATACTCCAAGGGAAGCTGGATTAGTTCCAAATAAACTACCACTCAATCCAAAACTATTAGCATAACCATTAGTTCCATTACCTTTTGCTCCACGAGAATTGTGAGTAAATCCACCATTAAATGTTAAGTTATAGTTTGCTCTTGCATCTACTGCGTGTGCTGCGGCAACACCGCCAACATAAGGATACATCGCATACAATTTATTCCACAAATTATTACTCATAATTTGCTGGAAGAATGTTCTTGTGGCAGCCGATATTGACAGGGTTATTCCTGTTGCTCCTGATTGAAGAATTTCCTCCAAATATGCGTTTGCTTCAGTTGTGCCTGATAAGTTGGTAGGCGTAGGCGTGGGAGTGTTAGTTGTGGTATTTGTAGGAGTATTTGTGTTTGTTGGTGTTTGCGTGTTTGTTGGCGTTTGCGTGTTTGTTGGTGTTTGCGTGTTTGTAGGCGTTGGCGTGGGAGTTTTGGTTGTGGTATTTGTAGGAGTATTTGTGTTTGTTGGTGTTGGCGTTGGTGGAGGCGTAGTGCTTGGCGTTGGCGTTTGTGTAGGAGTTGGGTCAGGTGTTGGCCCTATAAAAACTATAGCAGGAACAAAGCCACCAAAATTATATTGGGGGTCATTATTTACATAAGAGGTTTGCAGGCTCGCAAAAGTTTTTTTATAATTTTTCATAAATTACATTCCATTTTCTATTCTATCGTGCAGCTCCTTTATAAGCCCATTAACATCAATATCCCCTTGTTGCCCAAAGTCATATTTACGCTTCACTATAAATACTCCATTCCTGGTGAATTCTACCCAAATGCTCACAATAGATTTTTGCAAATCTAACTCCAAGGTTGTCAGTTCATAATCCGTAATATTAACATAAAGATTTTCCTTGCGCACCTTACAATTTTTACTTACCTTTAACATAAAAAAAAAAGGGGGCATCTAGCCCCCTTATAAAGTTAAATACTTTTTACTCGCGGTCAATAGTGATGTTTGAGTTTGCAGCAAGCCACGCTGTTAAGGTCGTGGTTATGTCAATCTGGGGAACACTTATAACATTTGACGAGGTCAAAGTCAAGGTGTATAATTGTGAATCTCCCGGAAGGCTACCTGATGCCACGGTAGCGCTCTCAATATACATTCCAAGCGGAGATGCGAGGAAGTATTTATCGGTCTTTAGCTTTACGATAAAGTAGGATTCCGTATTTTGGACAATTTGTTGGTAAAGATTTGTTCCATCTTGATAAACACCAGGGATGGTGAAGATAAGTTGGGTTTGATAATCAAAACCTAAACTCTCCAAATTCACGCTGACGCTCTCGTTGAGAGCCGCGCTTGAGTTTCTAACAACATCAATTTTCTTGAACTCGCATCCAGCGTTAGCCGTTATGCCAGTTACCTCGCCGTCAGGAGAGAATGTAATTCCAGTTAATACTGATGTTGTTCCGGTGGTAGTGAGCGTCCAAAGGGCCTCAATTCCAGGTATATTATTTACGCACGAATTTAGAACTAATCCGTTGGTAATTACGCAGTTATTTGCCATGTCTTAAATTTTTTATTTAATTTAGTTTATTTAGCGAGAA